GTTTCCCAGTCACGATCCAAAAGGGGGATTTCCAATTACAATAGTTTTTTCAGGCAGATTAAATTTTAAATAATCTGTTTGTATTATTTCATCGTTCATTGGATTAATATCTATACCAATTCTATTTTTTTTTGGCAGTAAATTAAAAAAAACACCATCTCCTGCACTTGGTTCAACCCACTTAAATTCTTTTAAACTGCTTTCATATTTTGAAATAATGTCGCAAGTTTTTTTATACAAGTATTTGGCTGTTTCTTTTTTTGTAAAATATTGGTCTAATACGTTGTTAGTATTAACTTTCATTGTATTGCCATTTACATAACAGAATGTACTGCGGCTAACAAACGGTTTTGCAATAGCAGGGCTGACGGAAGTCGGCTCAACATTGGTAAATAAATCAACTTGTGTACTCATTTTAATCTTTTAGTTATTAAATGCCCTGCCATCGCAAAGCCCGAAAACGTTAGGCGTAATGCCATTAGCGTATCCATTCAATAGTTGGTTTTCCGACATAATCTTTATCCCAAACATACCAAGCATAAGAAATCATACCACTATTCTTCATTTTTACCCCACCTTTGTATAAGGTAACTCGTTTGCTAAATTGGTAAACAGTTTTTAGCGGAAATTCTGTATCTTGAAACATATCGTATCTGCTATCACTCTCCAACCAAACAGTTTTTAAAAACATAGCAATCTTCTTTCTACTTTGCTTTTTTGCTTTCAATACAAAGTCAAGTGCTAATTTGTAGGGTGGGTTTGTAACTATATTATCAGCTACTAAATCACTTTGCAAAAAATCAAGCTGTTCGCCATATCCTCTATTTATCAAATCGGTGCTAATAACTTCAAATCCTTTGTTTTTAAAAACTTCGCTTATATCTCCTTCGCCACAAGCACATTCCCAAATATTTGGCGAAAATGTTTCAAGTTCTAAAAGCAATTCGGCTGCTTTGGGGTCTGTTGCGTAATAATCCTCATTCTGCCTTTCTTTATCAGTATGATTGCTTGCACCTAAAGTCTTATAGATGCTGTTGCTGTTTCCTGTCCAATCTTTTGTCATTTCGTTTATGGTTTAATTAAAAATTTCTATTCGTGTTCCAAATGAAATTCCTGCTAAACAAGTCGGCACATACGCATAACAGCGGTTTGCCAAAATGCCGCAAGAAAGTTCCTGCTCAAATCCGAAGTTTCTGCTATGCGGCACTTCGGCAAGCCCCAAAACGTTATGCGTAATGTGGCTACCTTTCGTTTCCATTTGACAGTTCGGTGGAAGAAAAATTTAAAATAGCCCCACCCGCTTCAACTTTTTCAAAGTTGTTAGGTTTTTCAGCATAGTGCTTTGGATAGGGTTTCTGCTTCAATAGTACTTTATTTTTCCACTTGTGGTCTATCCAGTAAATGTATCTGAATTGCCTTAGTTCTTCGCTTGTTGCACGTTCCTTATTAGCCTGTAAAAAAGCAGCAGCCTTGCTTAACTTTGGGTTTCTTGTCATTAGGCTATTATGATAAACTTCGTTATCCAAAGTCCAAAATGTAGCTGTGTGTTCACCATAAAATTCAAAATTTGCACCCTGATAAACAATCCCGAAACCGCCACACCTTTCATCAGCAAACGACTGTATCCATTTGATTTTTGGATATTTGCTTCTTATGTATCTTACAGCGTATGAAATAGCCATACTTTCGCTGTTTCTTGGTGCTTTGTCATCAAGCCACATTCTATTTAGTTCTAAGTACTGGTCAAGTTCAGTTCCTTCAACAACGCTTCCGCAACTTGCTGGGTTCATTGCATATCCAAACTGCAATATCCCAACAAGTTCAGATTTAAGCCATACGCCCAAATGAATGTATGTAGCATTGTAAAACTTTTTGCTGTAATGATTTTTTACAATTATATCGTTTGCAAGTTTTCTTTCTATTTCCTTTACATAGAAATCATCGCTTCCAAATCCTATTATTTCCCTCGCCCCAAAAAGTGTTTGCTGATTATCGTATATCAAATCTTTGTGCATCTTACCCGTGTTTTAAAAGCACATAACACTGGCTATAAAAAATAGCGGTTTTAGTGCTTATTCGTTGTTTTGTTCTATTTACTTGCTTCATGCTATTTTGAAAGTTTAGTGCCTTTTATTCCGCTACTTTTCATAGCCTAATACGTTAGCCCTGTGTATTATCTTTCAACAACTCCTTTGCTTCGTGTTCCGATTTTAGATTGTCAAGTATTTCCTGCTCGGTTTCGTCGCTTTCTGGAACCGGAACATCACCCAAAGTTTTCATCACGCTGTCGATATACTCCCCACGGAGCTTGGCATTGCTGAAAAGAAGCTGGGTTGTACTCAACAGATACACCATAAATTCTGCGCTTTTTCTGTCTTCTGCGGCTACCTCGTCGGACTTCCTTGCCAATCCATCTTCCGTTTGTTCTACGTCGCTTAAAAACGACAGGAGCATGTTATACTCTATCGTAGCGTTACTAAACACAAACTTCCTCAGTTTATACGTGTAGTCCTCTATTTCTACCTTGTCATCGCTTATGCGGACCTCGAACGCCCCGAAGCGGTGCTTAATCTTTGTCTGTTTACTGTTTTGTTTTGCCATATCTCAATGCCTTTACTGATGCTACTATTAATACCAAAAATAACCAAATTGCGATGGGAATCCACAGCGGGGATAAAACCCACCACCACGACCACGCTATCAAGCCAACGAGTTTAAGGATGATAAAAACCACCAGAACAACATCAGGTAAACTTAAACCTCTTCTTTCTTTCATGCCGTAAATATACAAATTTTATTTGAATTTTACAAATCTTTTTGCAAATCCGCAAACTCCTTGCAAATGCGGTTATAGTCCTCCGTGATTATCTCGGTTATCACAGTTAGTAAACCAAGCGTATCCGGAACATCAAGTATCTGTGGAATGCCTGAAACCCGCTTCGTATTCTCTTTCTGGTCGAAGAACCCAAGTTTCTTGTGCGGATGTCTTGACAACACCACATAATCGTACCCTTTCCACTCCTTGAAAAGCCTCTCGTACCTGCCTTTCTTTGCCTCCAATTCTTTTAATCTCTCGTACTTATTCATAAATTGCCACGTTTTTTATTCCCGTTATCTTTCTTAGCTGATGCAGAAAGCTGAACCTGTTTGCAACCATTATCGGATGCTTAAGGTCAAACCGCATCGGCTCTGCGGAAAAGAAAAAAACTATCCGTGTGATTCTATCACCGTCAACAGCCTTTCTCAATCCTTTTAATCCAGTCTCAACGCCTTTCAAATATGCGCCTACAGCTATCCAGTACCGCTCATCGGTCGGGTCAAACTCCTCTGCGGCATATTCTTTGGCAAGCCTGTACTCGTCAGAGTTCATATACCTTTAGCTTTTGCCACAACTCCAGCGTTAACTTGTCGCCCTCTTTCAAAAGACGTTCAAACATATCAACCCCCTCAATGACAGTGCTCCTCGCAAGGCCAAACATCTTTGCTATGTCCTTATAACTGTGGTCGTTAATACAAAAACACAACCACGCCCCCTGTCTCGCACGCACAACCCTTGTGTCTCTTGTGTCTTCCGTGATGTCAAAACCTAAAATCTCGTTAATGTCCTCGATAGTTACTTTCTTATATTTACTCATAATCCTGATTTTCTGCGAGCATAAGCAGCCTCCTTACCGCATGCTCTTTGTTATCACTATATAATACGAACTCGTCATCGATCATCCCCATATACCCGCCTCCAAAGTACCTTGAGGATATGTCGTGTATCGAATATTTCTTCCCCCTGACGAAGATATAGTCCTGGTCGTTGTAGTGCATCCAGTCTTTCTGTTCCTCCATGCCAAGACCCAGAAGAACCATCTTTGCCTCGTTGAGCAGGTCTGCATATCTCTTGTTCCTGCTTACAAGTTCTCTGAACGATGATATCCCCTTGCTCACCGAATTTGCAGACCTGTTAACCAAATCACCCACGATAGACAGTATCAGTTTCTTCTCGTTGCACAGGTAGTAATACATCGTCCTCGCCCTGGACACGTCACGCCCCATGCTATCACTCTTCATCTGTTCCTCCGTTATTCCCGTTACGTCAATAACCGCTCTCAGTATTTTTTTCTCCATGTCAAACCTCTTTTATCTGTATGTCGTGAAAGTACAACATCAACTTCTTTTTTATCCTGTAAACATCCGTCCTGAATCCCTTGGCATCTTCAACAACAGTATTGCCATTCTCCACATATTGAAAATCGGCAATGTATTTCATCGCCCTTTCGATACATTTCTTTTTACCGTCTACTATTCGGTATTGTGACGGTATCAACTCATAAACGACCTGTTCTTGTAAGTGAGAAATTATACCCGCCTTTTCGAGCAGTTTTAACTCTGTCGCCCTTCTTGCCTCTTTCTTTGAATCATGCCCGTCATGTTTCGAGTTGTTGTACTTGCTCATAACCCTTTCTCCTTTTTTAACCGTTTAACCTCCCTCTTGTAATGCTTCGTCATCTCTTTAATTTCATACGGTGCAAACTTCGTTACTGTCGTTTTAAGCATCGTTAGTTTGTCGATGATGTTATCACCATACTCACGTCTTAAATGCGCCTCGTATGCCTCTAAATTACCGTCGTTATAGCAATTACACGGCTCACATCCACCGTGGCAATTCTCCTCGTTGAATCGTGTTCCTAAATGTCTCCGATTCATGAAGTGCATATTGTGTGCAAGCTCCCAATGTATAGGATAATTGCAGCAATAGCACCGGATATAACCGTTGTCGTCGGCATCTCTTAATCTGATATATTCGCTGAAAATTTTATCAAGTTTTTCCATAATCAAAACTTAATGTTAACCACCCTGTTGTGATAATCCTGTTCCGCCGTGTCCTTTGCATCCGACCGCTCGTAAAACGCCTCGTGACATCCGTCGGAATAATCGAGGATATACACTATCTCGCTTTCCACCTGCAATGGATAAATCCTGTACGCACACAAAGGTATTTCCCATACCATCTCGCCGTTCTCATATCTCCACCTGTTCATCCAGACTGTCTAAATAAAGTTGTAACTTCGTTTCCAGTATCACCGCATCACGGTATTCACCCAGTATGTCCTCTACATCTATGATAATTCCGTTCGCCATATCGGAATACCTCTCCCACTCTTCACGTGTTGGTGTCATCGATGCAATCGATATTAGCCGCTTTTCGGCATACGCAATATCCGTTTTCGTATCGGCAAGCAGCATCTCGGCATCAGACCTGTTTCCTACGTGCTTCCTGCTTATATACACCCTCGCATTAAAATCTGTTCCCCATCCCATATTGTCAAAAAATTTATTTAGTTCGTTCAAAATCATCTACTTTCCCCTTCTGATCGTGACTGGGAAAC